CAAATGACTTCATACACTGGTGAAACAAAAGAATCGCCGGACAGACTCGATGCCTTAGTATGGGCGTTGACGGAACTAAACACATCCAGCGGGAACGCAATCTGGAGAATAAACTGATGGGCATTTTTGATAGATTCAAAAAAATCTATACCAAGCAAGCACCAGTGATTATGTACAGTAACATTGGCTACTCTGTAAATCGTAAAACTAGCTACGAGGAGTTTGCTAGAGAAGGATACACACAGAACAGCATTGTATATCGCTGTATAAATGAAATATCACAAGCGGCAGCATCAGTTCCTTTATGCGTTTATGTTAATGACGAAGAAACAGAAGAACATCCGTTGTATTATCTTTTACAAAAGCCTAACCCGTTACAAGCTGGTGTTGAATACTTTCAAGAGTTATATACTAATCTTTTAATATCAGGCAATGCTTATGAGTTGTCCGTATTAAGTGATCAGGAATTACCAAAGGAAATCTATAATCTAAGACCGGACAGAATAAAAATCATATCATCCGGCAGAGCAATCCCCGCTGGATATGATTATGTAATATCAGGCAGAACAGTAGAGCATTATTCAGTTGACAGTATGAATGGTTACAGCCAGATCAAGCATCATAAACTGTATAATCCGCTTGATGATTATTATGGCATATCGCCAATAGCCGCAGCAGCAAACGATATTGACCAGCATAATATGTCAGCACGGCATAATGTTGCATTGCTCGAAAATGGCGCACGCCCTTCAGGCGCGATTGTATTCAGACCTAAAGATGAATCAGGGCAATCTGTCCAATTAACAGAAGCGCAGAGATCGCAATTAATCAGCGATCTTGAATTACGTTTTACTGGTAAAAATAACGCAGGACGAGCGATGCTGTTGGAAGGCGACTTTGATTGGAAAGAGATGGGATTGTCTCCGAAAGATATGGACTTCATGCAATTGAAGAACGCAAGCGCAAGAGATATTGCCTTATGTTTTGGTGTTCCAGCGCAGCTTGTCGGTATACCAGACTCGCAAACCTACGCAAATATGGCAGAGGCAAGGCTTGCGCTGTATGAGGAAACTATCATCCCATTACTTCGCAGAATTGAATCTGATTTATCTGAATGGTACAGCATAGCCTACGGTGAGGATATATACGTTGAATATGATGTAGACGATATTCCGGCAATCACGGAGCGCAGAAAAATAGTCTACGATAGCGTAAATGCAGCGGTATCGGCTGGAATTATGACGCGGAATGAGGCGCGTGAGCGTCTAGGATTATCAGAAGTGGATGGAGGCGATCAATTACTTGTCCCTGCAAATCTTTTCCCGATTGGAATGACTGATACTGATACAGACCTTGCGCCTGAAGATGCCGATAAAATGGCGTATGGATCAAAACAAGTTAACACAGTGCCAACAGATGAAATGGCAAAAGAAGCGCAGCGCGGATTAGATTGGCGCAGGGAATACAACCGAGGTGGCACATTAGTCGGTGTAACAAGGGCAAATCAGATTGTAAATAAAGAATCACTTAGCGAGAATACTATTCGCCGCATGGTGTCATATTTTGCAAGACATGAAGTTGACAAGGAAGCAGAAGGATTCAATCAAGGTGAAGATGGTTATCCGTCAGCAGGTCGTATTGCATGGGCATTATGGGGTGGCGATGCTGGAATGGAATGGGCAAATAATAAAGCCGACGAATTTGATTCAGAAGATGAATTATAAAATTATAACAAAGGCTAGGCGTAAGAAAATATCGCCACGCAAGCAGTATATGGTTATGCAGCGCGAAGCAAGCAATTACGAAAAAAGGCTTGCAAGCGATCTATTATCAACATTTTCTAATATCTATAAAAGTATATCGAAAGAATACGCCGATACAGGGCGTTATCCTGAGCGCGATCATATAGACGAAAAGATTAATCAGGTATTACTAAAATTTTACAGAAATATAATAACTGAATTTTACAAGCGCACAAAAGATCAGGCAGGAACAAAAGACGATACAATATCTAATTTAGTAAAAAGATATATCAATACTATCGGCGCACGAAATATAAAAGAAATAAGCAGAACAACAAGGCTGAATATTAGAAAAATAATAGATACGTCGATTCAAGAAGGATTATCTATAAACGATATATCCAAAAATATACGGGAAGAATCAGGTGGCGCAATAAACAAAGTAAGGTCATTTACCATTGCCAGAACAGAAACACACAGCGCAATGAATTATGGAAACATTGAGGCAGCAAAGGAAATTGCCCCGGCAAAAGCAAAAAAGCAATGGATCGCGGCATTAGATGACAGGACGCGCGAATGGCACAAAAACATGAATGGTGTCACTGTAGGTATTGACGAAAAATTTAATGTGCTTTATAAAGGCATTAATTACAATATGGAAAGACCTGGCGATCCAGCGGGAGGGCCGGCAAATGTAATTAATTGCAGATGCGCGTTAATATTTATTTTTGACGACGAAACGGTGGAATAAAAAAATGCCAATACCCGCACCAAGTCCAGATGAATCTGAAGATGATTTTATAGGTCGCTGCATGGGCGATCCTTCGATGGTTTCTGATTTTTCCGAAATAGACCAGCGTTATGCAATCTGTATATCTTCATTTCGCGAAAAAGATCAAAAGAGCGTAAATACTGAATACTTGTCGATTGACGCTGAAATCAAAACAATGGACGGCGATCAGGAAAAAGGACAATTCACTGGATATGGGTCAGTATTCGGAAATCTAGATCTTGGTAATGATATTGTTATGCCTGGAGCCTTTGCAAAAAGCATTGCACAGAAAGGCGCACGAGGCGTAAAAATGCTTTATCAGCATAAGAGCGATGAGCCGATAGGCGTTTATGACGAAATCACAGAAGATAAAAAAGGTCTGAAAGTAAAAGGCAGACTGGCAATGGGTACGCAGCGAGGGCGCGAAGTATATGAACTTATGAAGATGGGCGCATTGTCCGGCTTATCCATTGGCTTCCGTGTTTCAAATAAAGGCTTTTCATACGAAGATAACGGAAGAAAAAGATTATTAAAAGACGTTGATTTAATGGAAATCAGCGCAGTTACTTTTCCGATGAACACAAGGGCAACTGTGCAATCGGTTAAGGGTAATAATAGAACGGTGCGAGAATGGGAGGAGCTGCTGCGAGATGTAGCAGGACTTTCAAGATCGCAATCTAAGATGACAGCAACGGCTATCATTAAATCCTTGAAACAGTGGGATGCTGAAAATGCAAAGGATTCGACATTAGTCACTGAAATCAACAAACTTATCAATATCATTAAAAACTAGGAGCAACAAAATGGAACATGATTATTCAGATGTAAAATCAGCCATTGAAGCTACTTGTCGTGCGTTCGAAGAATTTAAGAAAACGAATGACGAGCGAGTACGCAGGCTGGAAAAAGGAAACAGCGATTCACTTGTTGACGCAAAACTGAGCCGCATTGAAAAAGAACTCGATCAGCTTGAAAAGATCAATCAGGAACTTACGCTGTCCAAGCAGAACGAGAAAAACATCAAGGAACAGCTTGATAACATCGAAACGATGATTAAGCGTCCTGCTATGGGATTGAACCATAAACAGGTTGATCGCAAGATGGAAGTTTTCTCGAAGTGGTTGCGTAAAGGCAAAGAAAATCTGGATCGCGATGAAGTTAAGGCATTGACTGTAGGCGATGACACTCAGGCTGGATTCCTTGCCCCGCCGGAATACGTTGCGGAACTGATTAAGACCGTTACCGAAATCTCGCCGGTTCGTCAGGTTGCCCGTGTTCGTACCACCAGCCAGCGGTCTATTCAGATGCCTTCGAGAACGGCTACTTTTGCCGCCTCTTGGGTTGCTGAAACTGGCACTCGGTCTGAAACAACTGGATACACGACTCAGCTTGAAGAAATCCCGACGCATGAACTGTATGCGCTTGTGGATATTTCCGAAGCCCTGCTGGAGGATAGCGTATTCAATTTGGAATCCGAAATGTCAACCGAATTTGCCGAGCAATTTGCGAAGGCTGAAGGCGCGGCATTCACGACTGGTAACTCGGTTGGTAAACCTGAAGGCTTCACCACCAACACCGGCGCAAGCACTACTGGCGGTTCAGGCGCTGTGACTGCTGATACGCTGCTTACTCTGGTTCATGCGATTAAGACCGAATACGGCAGAAATGCTATTTTTGCATTCAATCGCACTACGCTCGGCGCAATCCGTAAGCTGAAAGATACTGCCGGTCAGTATATATTCCAGCCTGGAATGAGTGGCATTGCTG